TGGCACGGCGCAGGTTGGCACCGCGCAGGTTGGCACCGCGCAGGTTGGCACCGCGCAGGTCGGCATCGCGCAGGTCGGCATCGCGCAGGTCGGCATCGCGCAGGTCGGCATCGCGCAGGTTGGCACCGCGCAGGTCGGCATCGCGCAGGTCGGCACCGCGCAGGTTGGCACGGCGCAGGTCGGCATCGCGCAGGTCGGCATCGCGCAGGTTGGCACCGCGCAGGTCGGCATCGCTCAGGTTGGCACCGCGCAGGTTGGCACCGCGCAGGTCGGCACCGCGCAGGTTGGCACCGCGCAGGTCGGCATCGCTCAGGTCGGCACCGCGCAGGTTGGCACGGTTTTTCAACGCCCACTTAATTGCGAGGCCGATTTTAAGGCCGCGCGGCGCACCATCTGTAGCGTCGATTTCTGCGGAAAACTGGGCTTCGCCCGTCCAGCGGTTGCGTATTTCGTATTGCATGGTGGTGCTCCTTAATCGACTGAGACGTTGTATTTTGACGCCATTTTGGCGACAAACCTGCGCGTTGCCTTAGCGCGCTCTTGCGCAGTGATGGATCGCAATGGCTTCCCGGCCTCGTTGCGCTTTTCCAGATCGGCGGCGGCGGTAAGTGCCTCGTCTGCCGCGTCGAGCAGCAGGATCATCCGCTGCAGATCGTGTGATACGATGTGCTGGGTCATTTCATTTCTCCCATTTTGCGATCAAAAGAACGCTTCGAGGATCGCTACCGTAGCGATGGCCCCGACAGCCGCGTCCTGCTGCGATGTGGTGATCCGATAGCCGCGCTCAACGCAGGTGACATACTCAAGAGATCCGACCGGGTAGCCGATCTGGCCGCATTCATTCTGGGCCATTCCGACGCGCTCTTGAGTGGAGCAGGCGGATAGCGCAGCGATGGCGATTAGGGCGGTGAGGGGTTTGGCTATGTTCATTGGTTTTCTCCAAGTTGCGGTTCGTTAAATAAACAATGGCATATGCGCGGGCGCACGGTCAAGTGTTATTTCATACGATGCAGCCTTAAAATTTCTGACTCAAGGTAAGGCCGGACGCTTGCGGGGGCTTTTGCAATAGCGTTTCGCCGGTTTCCCTTACCATCAATAGCTAGGACTTCTTTCGCGCCCTGATATATCGCAAATCTTGCCCAGCTCTGAACGGCCTCTGGCGCGTCTTTCATTCGCACAGCGCCGCGCAAAACATCTTCAAGCTGCTTTGATGGGCGGGCCACGCTATCAGGCCACATGGATCGCCTGCCAGTCTTGCACTGCCTGCTTTGCCGCCTTATGCCCCAAGGCAATGCAGACAAAGCATCCAGCCCGCGCCGATGCCCGCAGATAGTCAATCTGCCCATCCTGCCATGCGCTTTTTGTGTGGTCGCGCCGCTTCATTTCACAAACAAACGCGGGCGCGCCCGGTATGATAATATCACTGGACCCCGGCGTCATTCCCTCAGCCTTAACCTTCTGCATCCCATGGAACTGACCGCCCCTAAGCTGCCCCTCATTGCGGGGATGAACGGCAAGAGCGCCCAGAGTTTCCGGGTATTCGCGGCGCAGCCAGTTAAAAAGCGTCACCTGCTCCATGCTTTCGACTGCGCACTTCCCGCGATATAGTCTGTCACCATAGATCAAAATCCCAGCCGTTTCTGCTTGGCCAAATTTCATGTTTCCGGCTCCATATCTGGCGCGCGATCGTACCCCAGCACCCTAAAAAAACCGCTTTCCGCATCCTTGGAATATGACACGGTGCGCGGCGAGGCCTCACCGTCATTCGTCGCATCTGCAAACATGCGCCAATCACGCATAGCGCGGGTGTGCGTTCCATCTGGCATGAGCCATATTGTGAACTGCCGCCACTTAGTGACAAACTCCACTCGCATTGTTTTGTTGCCAGCGCGAGACACGCCTGGCACGCACTCCATGCGAACAACATCATCCGTTTGGGGTTTGGTCGGATCTCGCTTTAGCGCCTTGAAGTCCGCATGAAGCTTTTCATTCGGGTCGACGATTTCCCCTTTGCACTCGGCGCAATATCGCGCCGCAATATCGTTCGGCGCTTCGCAGTGTGGGCATTCCTTGCTGGTCCAGCGGTAATCGCACCTCTCGTGCTTTCCTTGTGCGCCTACTGGCGTAAGGCCCATGCAGCGCCGCCCGTAGTGCATGGCAATGTGGCCATGTTCAGACTGCACTTGTTCGCCTTCAAGATCCAGAATATACCCGGCCTCGTCATGTTCGTAGTCCTCGTATTCGCCATTCATGCTGACCTCATTTATGGTCCCGCATTCCGGGCATATCACTTCAACATCGCCACCTTCTTTTGGCGGAGCACCGGCACGAATAACTGGCGAAAACAAATCACCGTCGGGGCAGTGGTCGTCAAGATTGGTAGTGTAATCGAGGACCAAGCAATCGTCCTTTCCGCCATCAAGGCGAAGGCCGCGCCCGACGATCTGCTGTAGTAAACCAACGCTCTCCGTCTTTCGCAGGATCGCCACCACATCAACATGAGGGGCGTCAAACCCGACAGTCAAAACCGATACGTTGACCATGTATTTCAGCTTGCGCGCCCTGAAGTCACGCAGCATCCGTTTACGCTCACGGCGCGGCGTTTCGCCCGTTACAATGGCGGAATACTCAGGCGGCAGGCTCGCCATGACCTCATAGGCGTGCTGCACTGTCGCGGCAAAGATAAGCACCCCGGCGCGGTTGCGCGATTTCGCCACAATATCAGCCACAATGGCAGACGTCTTCCGCCCGTGGCCGTGATAAGCCTGATCCACCGCGGCTTTGTCAAAATTGCCCATGCGGTTCGCCACAAGCCCGCCGGTATCATATCCGTCTGCGTTAATCTGGCCGATTACCGGCGGCGTGAGGTAGCCCATATCTATGAGCGCGCGCGCGCCGATTTCATCAACGCATTGTGTAAAGTATGGTGTGCGGCAAGACTTTTCGCCGTTAGCTTTCCCGTCCGGCCACTTGACAAAAATATACCCACTGCCCAGTCGGTATGGCGTGGCAGTCAGGCCGCACACTCGCACGTTTGGGTTTGCCATGCGGATTGCCTCAATTATACCTTTGATCGTGGGTGTGATCTGGTGGCATTCATCGAGCACGATTAGAGCATACCCGTCTGTGCCGTGCTTTTGAAACGCGCTGATGCGGTTTTTAACCGTCAAAGGGCTGGCGAAAACAACCTTATGGCGCAAGCATCGCCCCCCAGCGCTGGCGCTGTAAATGCTGGCGGGGCTGCCCGTTGCCAAAAACTTCTCAGCGTTCTGAACCACCAGCTCCGCGCTGGGCGCTAGGCACAATATCCGCTTGCCTGTCTTGGCGTGGATTGTGTCAGCCAGTGCGGCGATAATGAGGCTTTTCCCCGCTCCGGTTGCCGCCACGATGCAAAACGGATCAGTGCTCAGCCCCATGTATCGAACGGCGGCATCATGGGCGGTCTGCTGATACGGGCGGAGTTTCACGACAACTTCCACCCTTCGCTTGCCTTTCCGCGAAACGGCTCAAGATCCGCACCGGGCGCATATTTGGCAATGGCCTTGGCATAGGACACGGATCCGACGCGCTTTACTAGCGTGAGCTTGCGCCCACCAAAGATTGCGTCTCGATCACCCGCTAGGCGCACCATTTCTGCCAGCAGTTCTTTCTTGCGCGACGTGGCGTTGTCGATCGCCTCACTGAGCTGGTCATATTCCGAAACAATGCGCTGCGCCTCAAATGTATCAACCTCAGCGCGCAGCGGCTCAAGGTAGTCGTCCGGCACCTTTACCGCGTCCAGATACTCAGCATAAAACTGGCGTAGCTTTGGCAGGTTTTCGTCTTGCCATGCCCGATCGACAGATACCGTTTCCAGTACGGCCCCGCCGGGCGCCCATTGGTAAAACAACCACGCCATGCGGTCGGTCACCCAAAGCGAAAACTGCACTTGATCGTAGTAGTGGGGCTGCTCGCGCAGCGTTTTGAACGCTGGCGTTTCATCCTTACGCTTGCCAAATGGACACTTTATTTCAAGCCCGGCGTCATCGCTCAATAATCCGTCCGGGCTGCACCCCGCCCAATCCTCGCGTGTGATAAATCCAACCGCCTGAACAGTCAGTCCGGTTTCCATTTCGAACTCGACCAGCGCGCCATCTTCGTTTCGGGTGCCGTATTCGGTTGCTATGTTTCCGCTAAATTCTGATTCGGCGCGGTGATATTCGCGCACCATGCGGCGCAGCACGTCGGCCCGCTTTTGATATGGGCTGTTGCCAAGTATCCCGCCAACTGCGCTTGCAGTAATCCGGCCCTTGCGCGCCTCAAACCATTCCTTGCTACGCTGTTCCATGTCTATCCCCTCATGTGTTTGCGGTGTGAACGGCGGGGCGCTAACCCCGCCGCTGGTTCGGTGTCACCAAGGAATGTCGTCGCCAAGATCATCAGCAAGCGGCGCCGCTTTCGGCTTTGGCGCGGGCGCGGCCTTCACATCAACGCCTTTTGATTTTGGCGCTACTGCCGAAACCCAATTTCCTTCGATCTTTTCGCCAGGTTGTTCACGGTCCGGCATGGACCAGACTTGCAGCGAAATAATCATCGGCTTGTTTGTCAGGCACATAGTCAGGCTATCGTCGGTCGGCATTTCGCCTTTCTTGCCCAACTTCCCGCCCGCGTTGGCATCAATCGCCGCCAGCATACGCTTCGCCTTGTCGCGCTTCTTAGCAGCCTTGTCAGCGTCTTTTGCGTTCGGATCGTCGTCAGTCACCCACAGCTTTTGAAACACCTTGCGGTTTTTGTATTCATCCGGCGCCATGATTGACCAGCGCAGATTGATGTATTCTGCCTCGTTGCGCTGATCCCACTTAGCCTCGTCGATCAATGCTAGAACGCTTGACCCGCCGGGGATCGGCGTCATATCACCGCCGCCGGGGATTTCGTATTCCTTATCGGGGTTGTCTGCGGCGCTAGACCCGTCTCCTAAATCCCAAAAGCTCATGCTGTTTCCTTTTCTTCGGTTGCCGCTTCATCTTTTGCGGGTACTTCTGTTTTCCTTGCCTTGCCAAAGCCCGGCACAAGGCCACGCAGCGGGTTGATTCCCGCCGTTACAGGCAGCGGATCAGTTATGCCAAAGCGGTTTTTGCTCACAGCCGTTGCGGTCGCGTGAGTAATCAGTTCACGATCCCCGCTGCTGATGGCTTTTTTCCGGTCGCCGTCTTCGCCGCGCAGGAACGTCTCAAGGCGCAGGAACCCGACAATATCCACATCGTCCACATAAGGCGCGATGCTATACTTTTGATTCAGACGCAGAGAATATCGCATGTAATCATCAACATCTGGGGATTTCATTGTTTCGGTATCGGCGTGTGCAACAAAGACAACGTGCATTTCGCGCTTTTCAACGCATAGCTGCGCCGCCTTCAAGACACGCCGGTGCATCGTGCCGACCGCCGCAAATCCTGCACCATAGCCGCCGTTCGCTTGATTCAGTGACTTGGCCTTGCCGTCTTTTCGCAGCAC